CAGAAAGAAAAGGAAATTAAAGCGGCTATTCCTAAACCGAGAAAAGTTAAACCCGAGCGAGTGGTAAAACCATTAGTCCAGCGCAGTCACGAAGTAAAGGTTCTACCATACAATCCGCAAGAGTTTCCGCTTTGGGATCCCAAAGGCGCATTCAAATCTATCGAGCCGTCGGCGATGCCCGAGTTAAAAGCGTGGAGTATGTTCGACAAGCCAATAAGCGAAGAGACGTGGACAAAGATTTCGCTCGATCCACGTACGAAGAAAAAGACTTTTTCGCAAGCGGATAAATTGGAGATGAAACGTTTGTATGGTGAAGGTTGGAAATTCGCGCATCTTGCCGAACGCTACAAAACGAATATCCCGACCATACTACCAATCATAATTGTAGTTGCCGCTAATCATCGGATAACGGAGCGAGACGTTCCTATAGATCCTCCCGCGTAGTTACCCTTCGCCCTAACGGGCCATACAATAAACTGACTATAGGCACATATGGTCGCGGCCATCTCTTCGGGGATGGCCGTATTACTTTCGGAGGGTCGAGAGTATTTATGGGTAAGCTTCGCTCGGGAGCTAGAACCGCGCAGAGATGCGCGGCAAGGTGTTTTTTCCCTTTTGCGGGGAGATTTTGTTAACCTAGTTGAATAACCGGCGATGCTTATTCCTACCCCTCGGGTAAGGAATCTATTTGCCGGTGAAAAATTAACGCGGTGTCGGCGACTCCCCGAATTTTAAAAACGTATGCCGTTTTTGACCCGTCCTTCTAACCGTCTGGCTATCGGTATGTATTAGCTAGACGATGAACTTTAATAAAATTCCTGCATTTTCCTTTGACCCTAAAACCGGACTATTGGTCGACGATTTCTTTTTTGGCGTGGAGTATACCCGTGGCTTCGAACTCGTGCAGAGTTTCACCGAAGATAAGCAGCCTTGCTTAACGATAACGATCAAGGCTTTACTGCACGGTCAAAAGATTAAACCGAAAAGCAGCGGGGAAACCGTAGAGCTACAAGGTCCAGGTATTGGGACGTTTGAAGTTCCAATAAGCTAAATGACCCGCGAACAACTCCAACGAGAACTCGGATTCTCAAAAAGCTATACCTGCGCTCGCATTAAAGAGGGTATGCCGACGGACTCAATCGAAGCCGCGAAGCAATGGCTCGAAGAGAACCAGAAGCGCGGTAAGCCCGGAGTTCGCTCTAAAGGCCCAAAGCCCGCTGCAACCGTCCTACCCGTCGATGGGTCTAGTACCCTCGAAGATGCCGTAAGGCAGCTGCAGGCGAGCGAGAGAGCCGTTAGCGAGTCGATTAACGAAACCACCGCGGCGCTACTCTTAACCGCCGACCCGACGCAACGAGGAAAGCTATCTAATCAACTCTCCGATTTACGCCAGGAACAGAAACAGATTGTCGGCGTATTAGCCAAAAGCGAAAATGATCTGGTTAAACTCCAGCGCTCCCGAGGGCAATTAATCTCAATCGACGAAGCCAAGACTTTAATTAGCAAGTGCCTCGCCTCCGCAGTTACCGGATTAAAGAAAGTCCCGCAAGCCGGTCAAACGACCGAGGAAAAGAACCGCTTAGCACAAATCGTGGATGGCGTACTTGCGGAAGTTTACCGAACCGCTTCCGACCATATCGCGGAGAGGGAGTTGGCCGGTGTTTAAAGAGCATCTAGATTTTAACTCTCGCGAATCGAAGGAAGCTCTTTTTGAGTTTGCGCGTCACACCGTTCCCGATTTTCCGGAGTGGTTAGGACCCACGGACTTTATCGTGGAGCTGGTAAGCTATGTAGACGCTAGAACCGTCGTGCTTACTCTTTCTTCTTTTTGGGCGCAGGCTTATTCCGTTTCGCTCAAGGTGCCGGACTATGTGTTTCTAAAACTAGACCGCGAATTTATTCACGACTTAGTGGATTACGATGACTGACGTTCTCTTAGCCGACTTACGCGCTCCCGACCGCTTACAACGTCACGCTCTCCTCAAGCACATCGAATCGCTTACGGCGGGGAGTTCGAGTTGCGACATCTTACAATGGGCGACGCAGTTTATGCGTTACCCAAAATCGGACCGCTCTCCGATATTCGATCGCAACTTTGCGCCCCATTTAAATTTCCCGCTCGAAGCGTTCGCCTCCGGCAAGCATCGCATTATCTCGCTAATGGCGAATACCGGATTTGGTAAGTCGACGCTTATCGAAACGGCAACGGCTTACATCGTCGCGGTAAGTCCCGGAGACATGGGAATTATTACGCAATCGGATAACGACTCCGCGACCTTTTCCGACACCCGATTACTTCCGACCTTAAGAGCCGTCGAACCCGTAGTCGCACTACTCCCAAACGACCGCTACTCGGTTAAGAAAGCGCAGATCGATTTCCCCCACATGTCGATTTTTATCGGCGGAGCGAATCTAACAACTCTGCAATCGAAGAGTCTCCGCTATGTCCTATTAGATGAGGCTTGGGTTTATCGCGGAGGCATGATTAAAGAGGCGCTGCATCGAACGCACGACCGCTCTAATAGCGTCGTATTGGTAACGGGGCAGGCCGGTCTAGTCGGCGACGAGTTCGACGTGCTACACGAAACTTGCGCGAAGCATGAATATAGTTGGCAGTGTTCCGCTTGCGAGCAATGGCACGCTTACGGATTCGAAAACATAAAGTGGAATCCGGACGCTAAGAATCCGGAGACTAACGAATGGGTTTATGCGCGTATCGTCGAGACCTGCTTTATGCAGTGTCCGAATTGCGGCGCGGAATATCCGGACAACGAATTTACCCGAAGAGAACTAGCTTCTAAGGCGCAGTATCTTCCGACTCCCGGCGGTAATCCGATCCCAGGCCGCTTAGGTCTACATTGCCCTGCTGAGGGTGTCTGCTGGATTCCTTGGTCGACAATCGCTCTCGAATTCATTCTAGCGAACGATGCGAAAAAGGCCGGCAACGATGTTCCGATGCGGCAGTGGCAGCAAAAACGAGAAGCTCGTCCTTGGCAGATGGAAAGCCACGAGTACGACATCCCGGAGATTAAATCCGGAGGCTATAAGCGTTCCGACTTTGAAGGCGATACTAAGATTGACGGCGAGGTTCTTCGCACGCTTACGGTCGACGTACAGCGCGACCACAACTGGCTTTTAGTAAACGCTTGGCGAGCGGACGGAACTTGCCGCGTGCTCCACTACGATGCTAGCGCCGACTGGGACGCGATTAAGGAGACGGCGAAGAGATATTATATCCCCTCCGCGCTTCAGGTTGGACTCGATAGCAACTATGACCCTTCGAAGGTTAATGCCTATTGCGCCAAGAATGGCACGCTTTCGCTCGTCGGTAATAAGGCGAAGTTCTTCGCGCACGTCGATAATAAAGGCAAGCCGCAGAAAAAACTATTCTCCAAAATTAATAGTATTCTTATTAATAACATCCGGGCCAATCAAATCCTTTGGTCCTCGGAGAATGTTAAGGACATCTTAAATAGTATCCGCTCCCAAATTGAAATCCCCGACGATTTCGATAACACATTTTCGGACCAGATGTCGGCGGAGCGTAAGCAGTCCGTCATTTCTAAGACTACCGGCGAAACTTCTTGGCGTTGGGAAAAGATAAGCCATCGAGCTAACCATAGTTGGGACGCTATGGCGATGTCGGTCGTCATCGCGCTAATGAGTAAGCGCGTCGTGTTCTCTTTTAAACCAGAAGTAATTTCCGAAAGTAATTCTCAAGAGTGACACGCGAACTTTTAATCCGCAGTATATGCGCCCGATTCTTAAACAACGTCGCTGGTTTGCAAGACCTAGTTGACGCGAAGCTAGATGAGGTTTTGTCGCTAGATGGTCGCTCGATTACTTCGGTAAGCGAAAGCGGACGCTCCACTAGCTTTTCGATTCCGGTGAATATGAACCCGGAAGAGATTCACGCGCTACTCGCTAGAGCGTTACAAATCCTCACCGCCCACTCTACCTCGGCGATTCAGAATTGGCTTAAGTATCCGCCGACGACGGAAGTGCGTCCGCGCTACGGCAGGTACTGGTTCGGTGTTTAATTTATGGCTAAATGGCTTTCAAAACTTTTTCCTCCGCAGCGTAAGCTAGTTAGAGCGGCGAAAACAAAAATAGACTTCTCCGGTCTGTATGATTCGGCGATCACTACTTTTGATAGACCATTTCTTGGCTACTGGTCGACGGACGCCCATTTCCAGATTAGCAACTACGATCTTATGCGGCTCCGCTCAGATAGCCGCAAGATGTTTGCGAACATGGGGATTATTCGGGCTCCGGTTTTACAGCGCACGATGTACGCTTTCGGCGCGAACGGTTGGCGCCCACAATATACGGGCTCGGATAAGGACTGGGGAAATAAAGCGGTCCAATTATTAGAGTCGGACATTTTGCCGAACCTCGATGTTCGCGGTGAGATGTATTCTTTCCAGAAGTCTCTTTCGTTAGCTAGTTCCGATATTGATCGCGACGGCGACATTCTCCTTCTCTTTACCGAGACGGACGAAGGACTCCCAGCGATCCAATGGATACCGGCGCACCGTATCGGCCAACGCACGAACGAGCGATTTATCGAAGAGGGGAAATACAAAGGCTGCGAAATGCACCACGGCGTTATTACCCGCGATGAAGTGCCGGTAGCCTATCAAGTTATGGGCTCGAAGGCCGAAGAGGATACAGTTTTCGGCGTCGAAGATGCGATGTTAATTTTTGATCCGGAGATTAATGGCTTTCCTCGTGGCGTTCCCGTTGCGTCTTTCGCGCTTAACTCTTTGAAAGACATGATGGTTAGCCAAGTCTACGAGCAGCAGGCGCTACAATTAGCTAGCCACATCGGTTTACTCGAAACGAATCCCGAGGGTGGCTCTGACGATTACAGCGCGATGATCGAGCAAGCGGAGAGAGAGTCTACTTGGTACGAAGCCGAAGGCGAAACGTCTCCGCCGGTTAATCCGAAAACGCTTCCCCCGATTTCTACCCAATCGATAATGGGTGGCGTCTACAAATATTTTAAATCGAACACCGGCTCGAAGCTAGAAAGCTTCAAGTCCGAAAGACCGTCCGGAGAATGGCAAGCCTTTATGGATCGCTTGACGCGAGAATATTGCGCGGGCATTCCTTGGCCGTTCGAACTCGCCTGGTCTCCGGAGAAAGTAGGCGGAGCATCCGTCCGCTTAGTCGTCGGCCAAGCGCAACGCGCCGTCGAAACTCGTCAACGGTTATTCCTACCCGTCGCGAAGAGGATTATTAAGTATTCAATTTCGAAGTTAATCGAAGCCAAAGAGCTAGAAGAGAATGACGAATGGGATTCTTGGGGCTTTACGTATCCGCCGCGAATTAGCGTCGACGCAGGACGCGACGAACGGGCTCGAATCGATTCGTACAAGACTGGCATTCTTAACCTCGAGGAAATCTTAACCGAAGAGGGCAAGACGCTAGAGCACCATCTCGACCAACGTATCCACGAAACCGTAATGCGTGAGATGAAGGCTAAAGAAGCCGAAGAGAAATACGGCATTAAGATTGACCGCAACGAACTCTTGTCGCTCTTCGCAAATCCAGTAGCGGCAACCGGAGACGGCGCAGCGAAAGAAACTCCGGTGACCGTTCCCGAGGGCCCAGCGGTTCCCGCTCCCGCTCCGGATAAGGAAGCGATTCGCCAAGCCGTTGGGCCGTATCTCGGCTGGGGAGTCGAGACGGAGGAGCTAACCGAAAAGCTCTCGGCGGTAATTAAGCCTGAATAATGAAAACTTTTCGCGCCTACGTTGGTAAATCTTTCGACAAGAAGACTGGCATTGCTAAAGGTGTCTCCGTTATTAGCGTTGGCCCCGCTCTCGGACACGGGACGAACGTAGATAAAAAATCTTTAGAGAGCGTCGTAGCAGCTTCTAAAGCCAGTCCGGATGGCGTCAAAGTCCATATCCAACACGATTCGGATGCGAAAGACATCGTTGGCTTCTTAAATAATTTTCAGCTCGATGGCGATAACGTCCGTGCGGATTTGAAGCTGGTAAGGATGTCGCCTTGGTTCGGTTACCTTTGCGAGCTTATCGAGACTAATCCTAGTTCTTTTGGCTTGAGTATTTCCTTCGACGGAACCGAAGAGATGGTTAACGAGGCGAGCTTTATCCGAGTCAAAGATTTGTTCTCTGTCGACCTAGTTTCTAGTCCCGCGGCAAATTCGTCCGGGTTGTTTAGTTCGAAAGTAATTAAGGGTAAGAAACTTATGGCAGATGAATCCCAGACCGCCGAAAAAGTCGCGTTAAGCGATGCGGATGACGAACTAGCTAGTCGTGTCGGACTCCTTGAAAAAGGGTTCGCCGATATGAAAAGCGCTTTCGATGCAATGGCCGATAACTCCGATAACGGGGATGACTCCTCGAACGGAGACGACGACGACGAAGAGCAAGCAGAGGACGATGAGTCCGATAGCTCCGATGACCTCGCGAAAGTAAAAGCCGAACTCGCAGCGGTTAAAGCCGAAAACGAAAAGCTTAAGGCGGAAAAAGTTTCCGGCGAAAAGCTAGCGGCTCGTAAGCTGGCTACGACTGGCGTAAAGGCCGGTGCCCGCCCGAAGACCGAAGCGGCTTCGCCGAGTATCGTGCAGCAATATAAGGCTCTTAAGTCCTGTAGCGAACAGCTAAATTTCTATCGGAAGCATAAAGCAGAATTGCTCGAACACCGAGAAGAACTAGCGGAGAAAAAGTAATTAACGACATATGGCGAATACCTTCACAAATTTAAATTATACCATCCTCTCGGATACGGTTTTCGAGGAATATGTCGCAAGCATTGCTCCTCTTAAAACTTTCTCCTTAGATGTGAGTCCGAAACCAGCCGAGCGTGGTACTATCGTTCAGGCTCTTTTCGTTCCGACCCAGAACGCAGCTTCTAACTTTACCGACGGCACCGGTTACACTATCGGAAACCTAACGGCTACTTCGGTCCAAGTTACCTTAGACGAACACCCGTTCGTTTCGGCTGGCTTAACCGACACGCAAATCACGAACATGCCTCAAGTTAATCTTGAGAAGTTCGGTAACCAGCTCGGATTCCAGCTCGGTAAGAGCGTCTTCCAGACGATCATGGGCGGATTCGTTTCCGGCGGTGGCGCTAACCAATATCCAAATACTTATGCTTCGAGCGGTTCGCTTAACGTCGCAAAAGTCATCGCTATCGGTGAAGAAGCAGATAACCTTTTCTGGCCGGAAAATGATCGTACCTTGATCGTTCCTCCGTCGCAGTACGCTTCGCTCCTAAGCGATCCTAACTTACTCAAGTATCTTGAATACGGTTCCGACGAACCTATCAAGAAGGGTGTCATTCCGAAAGTTGTCGGCTTCGACATTATTAAGAGCACGATCCTTCCGAGCAACGTTCAATTTGGTCTCGCGGTCCGCTCCGACGCTATGGCGGTCGGTATGCGTCCGCTATTGGTAGCGGAGTCTCACGACTACTATCAATTGGATACGATGACGAGCGCAGAAGGCTTCGTTATCACGTACCGTCGCTGGTACGACCGTTCGCTTGGTCAAGACCAAGTGGTTTGGGAATGCGTCTACGGTTTCGAGCCTGGCTTGACCGAAGCAGCGATCATCTTCACTTCTTAAAAATTCAACCCATAACTCAAGAGAACCCAGGCTTAACGGCCTGGGTTTTTCTTTGTCGGGTATTTCTCTTAAAGTGTTCGCGAATCCTTTCAACGTTAGCCTCCTGGCCGGCCACAGAGATTTAATCCGAGTCTCCGGAGAGTTTCGCGAAATCTGGTTCGCGGACGGGCTCGACGGGGAAACTTATTGCAAAGTAAAGTGCCTGTGGATTCTCGGTAACGAGGGCATCGTTCGGTTGCGCAATATTTTGGATACGCAGCTTTCGGACTACGACGTGACGATGATCGTCGAGCGGTCCCAGCTTCCGTTTACCGAAGCGATTCCCCCCGGCAGTTATCTACGCTCTCCGATAGAACAAAAATTGAATGTCGAACATTCTCTAGAGTTCGCGGGCGTGATTACGCTCCGCCTCAATTACCCGGTTACGCGTTAATCTTTCGCCTTATTGAAATTCTCGGCGATAACCTGGGCCGCGTGGATCGCTCTCTCCGTAAAGACTTTCTGTACCAAATCCTCGATTGTCTTATTGAGCCGTTGTCCCGATACCATCGCGGGAACCGAGAGACCCATAAGGGTTTGTAACGGGAAACGCTTCTTGGTCCGGCGCACGAATAAATTTCCGCCGTATTGGGCGACATTAAACGCGCTGGCGAGCGTGGTCGTTTTTCCGACCAATTCCCGAATCGTAACCGGACCTTTCGATTTGCCTCCGATTTGGAAACGACTTAACGGGAACTTCTGTCCGGAGTAGTTGAGGAACGCCGCAAGACGGCTCGGGGAAGCTCGGGAAATCGTAAGGGTAGACGCTACCTCTTTCGCTTTAACCGCGAAGCTAGACCGTACTGCGCGGCTTACAGCGGTCTTACCGCGTGTAGCGGCTTCGTTCGTAGCGCGAGCGAGAGCTTTATTCACGCCATTAGGGACTTTCGCGAGAAGATTCTCTACACGTTTTAGGTCCGAAGTGTTTAGCGAAATATTCATTTAGTCTCTGCACGCGATAATCGTGACGAGAATCGCGACGAAAAGTAGCCATTCGGGAATCATACGTCTGTCGTTCCGTCCTCGGAAATCGGCGGAACGTATCCTGGCACCGGGAGTTCGTAATCTTCATTCAAGACGGGGCACGGAACGCCGAAGGCACAGTTAATAAGCCCGACCGTAACGGGTCCCAGTTCCCCTTCCGGATCATCGATAAGACCTTGGGTTAGGCTATGCTCGTCGTGGAGCATAAAGCCCGGTAAATTCCATTGAATGTTACCGTCAAAATCGGCGGGCGGAATCGCGACGGTTGTAAAGATTCCGTACGTAACGGTTTCTAATAGCGTTCGCGTATCGGTCTCGGCTCCGTCTAGCGGATCATCCGACCAACAGGCTACGGCAATATCCACTTCGCAAACGCCATAATCGCGGAGCGTATAAACGATGCTCTTCGGCCGCACGATTACTGTCGGGTAAGGCGGAAGCGCGTTGTTCTGTTTAAAACCTGCTAACTTCTGCGGGATCTTTCCGGCCCATACGCTCGGGTTTACATATGCGCGCTTCTGTCCGGAACCGGGGATTGGGTTAGTCGAAGAGAGAAATTGGCACTCTGCGCCTGAAGTCCAGTGTTTTATAATCGCGACTAGCGCACGCTTTAAGTCGTTGGCTGTATAACGGAGCGGGAGTTCCACGCCGATAAATACCTGTCGGTATTTACTCGGGCGATGAGCGTTATCTTTACTGGTCCTAACATCCCCCAGTGCCAGATTAAACCCGGCACGGTTTATCACAGCGCGGAGCACGTAGACAAAGCGCTAGTTAATTTTCCTGGCTTAAAGCGCTTTGTTATTCCGCTCGATGTCTTCACGAAGATGAAGCGGAGAACGATCATGCGCCCTCTCGGTTTGAATAAGCTCCGGTAGCTCTTTCTCGAAAGTAATTAAGGAAAGAATGGCTACTAGTTACGCGCACGGGATTTATTCTAATACACTTTCGACTCCGGTTATCCCACCGGTACAAAGCGCCGCCGGAGCGATCACCGCTGTAGGTCGTGCGCCCGTCTACCAGCTAAACGTTCCGTGTACTTCGAGCGGCTACGCTTCCGTTGTTAACGTTGCGATCGTTTGTAATAACCAATCCGATTTTTCGACGAGCTTCGGAAATATCACCTCTAATTTCTCGAAGTACGGACTAGCTGGCACCGCTTACTCGGTCTTGACTCTTTTTAACGCTGGTCCGGTTTACGCGATCAACGTTTTCGATCCTTCGGCTCCCGGTAATAACACGACCGTTACCGATGCGACTATTACTTTCACCGACAACGCTTCGGCTATTGCCGCGCAGGTTTGCCAAGGTTCTATCGTCCTAACTTCCGGTGGCGTCACGTTAACCAACGTCGCCAACCCGGGTGGCGTAGACTTCTCGGTTAGCTATTCCGCCGACGGTAATACTTGCACGATTGAGTTGCAGCCGTCCTCGAGCTATTACTCGATCTCTTCGGCGACAATCTCCTATAAAGCTGCGGTTCCGACGAACGTCACGAATACGACTATTGCGGGTGGCGTCGACGAAAACGGAAATCGTTCCGGTATCGCGGTCATCGATAATGTTTATCAGCAAACCGGCAATGTACCGATGGTTTGTATGGCTTCCGATTTCGCGGATGACCCTACGGTCTTCGCTACCGGTCAAGCCAAAGTCCAATCTATCGGCGGACAATTTACCGGCCACTGGCTCGGTCAAGTTTCCGCGACTGCCGTTCCGTATTGGACTGGCGTCGAAGTTTGGAAAACGATCACGGCTAACTTCGTTTCCGAATGGGCGACAATTGCTTGGCCGAACGGAAGCCTAAACGGTGTCGAGATTCTCGGCGTTAACTTCCTCGCAGGAAACTTTTCGCAGGTTACGGCGCAGAACGGTCTGGGAGTTCCTTTCTGGTCTCCGTCGAACTATCCGCTTCCGATTACGGCGACCGTCGCTGGTACGAACGGCGCGGTTAATGTTTTCCTAAGTCAAGAAGATGCGAACTCCTTAAACGGAATCGGCGTCTGGACGATGCGAAACGATCAGGGCTGGATTAGCTGGGGCGACAATACTTCGATTTATCCGACTTCAACCGACCCAGCTTGGCGTTGGATTCCGGTTAACATCATGTTCCGATGGATGGGTAACCAACTTGGGTTGCTACTCCGTCCCTTCCGCGACGTGCCGGGAAATCTTCGCAATCTAACCGATTGCGCGGCTTCGATTAAGCAATTCGGTAACGGACTTGTAGCGGTAGGCGCACTTAATACGTTCGCCCTTACTTTCCCGACAACGACTAACACGGTCGTGACGGTAGAGGACGGAATCTACAACTGGCAGTTAGCGGTTACGCCTCCGATTCCGATGGAGCAAATTTACCTTAACTTCTTCTTCGATTCTAACTCGCTCGCTTCGTGGATCGAGGCGGTTAGCTCTTCCGTGGTTGGTAATTCCTAAACTTTATGCCTAACTATAGTTTTACAGTAAAGCGCTACAAAGCGTATCTCAACGGTAACCCAATTGCAACGGGGCTCGCGGATGCGGTAACGCCAAAACTTACTAATCCCAAGGCTGAGATTAGCGGAGCGGGGGTTATTCCCTTCGACGTACCGATCAGCGGGATGCCGAAAATGGGAGCGGCGACGCTTACTTTCCATTCCCCTGGAAGCGATTTTTACTCATTATTTTCCGGCGGAGCGGCAACGATTCGACTTGCGAGCGCAATTTACACTTACCAGAGTGGGGCCAATAACGGCGCTACGCCAACGCTTCCGTCTACCCCCACGGTTCCGGAAATAATCGTTATGACGGGTTTGCCGGATGAGCTAGACCCAGGCCGTAGAGAATCCGGAAACAAAGCCACTTGTACGGTTCAGTTGTTACCCTCGTACCTTTATATCGAAATGGGTGGCGTCGAGTATGTGGAAGTTGACCCTATCAACGGTGTTTGCCGTTTGCTGGGAGTTGACGTCAACGCTCAAGACGGAATCTGATCGACCCACTAAAAAGGGTACGTTTTCTTTTAGCGTTAGGATCTGACGCGGTCCCTGTCGGGTAGTTATTCGTAATATGCCTAAAGCAACGAAATTGCCCGACGTACATAAACTTTCTCAGCCGTACACGGTCGGAAATAAAACCCTCACCGAACTCCAGGTCAAAGCTCCGGGGGGAGTATTAAGGACTGGTCTTTTGCTCCAATTGTTAGGAGAGTTCCAATCACTATTCCCTGGTATTTACGATGCGGCTGCCGTAAAGATTTCGGACTTTACGTTTGTAACGTTAGCGCTTGCAAAGTTTAATGGTTTGACTCTCGAAGAACTTCAAGAGCTTCCGGTTCCCGAATTATTGCCGGCTGTGGGATTGGCGATAAGTTTTTTGTACGTCAAACCGGAAGAGACGAAAACCTAACGCACGAGAATCTTTGGAAGATCCTTTTAAAGATTTCCAGTACGTCGTATTCCGGCATTGAACCTTTCTTGGCGCTCCCTTTATCCGAGCTGTTTTACGTCAGCTCATATAGCGTCGATTTGTTTTCTACCAAGGAGTAATTCTCTGTAATGCCCCAGGAACAAAAAGCCCAAATCGCTTTAGCCGCTAGGCAAGATTCGTCTTTCAATAAGACGTTTACTGACGCGCAAAAGAAGCTCCAAGAGCTTCAAGAAAAAACGGCGGAAGCGGGTAAAGGCTTTGGCGAGTTTAAGGACAAGATCCTAGAGATTGCCGGAGTCACTTATGTCTTCGACAAGATCAAAGAGAGCGTCGACGAGCTTGTAGAATCTTGGGGTGAGTTGACCTCGATGGGCGAAAAAGTCGTCCAAATGGAGGCGAACTTAACGGGTGCCCTTCAGGCGCAAAATGACGCGATGCGCGGTTCGACGGAAGCTCTCCGCGAACATACCGAAGCTACCGAACGATACATCGCGACTCGCTCCCGCTTAAGCCTACAGAGCAAGACCGCCGAAACTGCGTTAGCCTTACAGCTTATACAGCTAGGCGTTCCGACCGGCACCCCGTTAAACGCCATCATGGCGAGCGTTAGCCGTTCGACGGACGTTCACGGCATCTATAAAACGGAAGCGGCGCAAGCTTATCAATCGGAGTTGACCTCCGCTTTAAACCGTGCCGCCTCAACCGGAAATACCAAAGGATTAATCGGCTACGGGTATAACACCCGGGGACTAGACTTAAACCGGAAAGCGAAAGGCGAACACGAAGTTGGTAGCGCGGGGTGGCTACAAAATCTAGCGATCCTTACCAACGCCATTAACGCGCAGGACAAGGACAAAAAGGTTGACGAGCGGATTAAGAAGCTGGCCGATGCAAATAAGAAGTGGGAAGAGTTACAGGAAAAGTTCGCCGATGTCGCGCTTACGATTTCCTCCGATTTCGCAGAAGTTTTGTCCCCGTTCTTGGACGGATTCGGAGAGGACTTCGATCAGTTTTGTACCACGCTAAAGAATACCGCGGCGGAGTTAATGCAAGAATTAAAGCCGTCCATTCCGGTGCTAGAGCAATGGGGAAAGACGGTTACGAAATGGGTCGCAGATTTCTTTGCGCCTAATCAAAAAACTTGGTTACCGGGCGGAAGCTTTGAGGCGCTAAAAAAGAAACCATCCGAAGGGGGATTATTTACGCAGATTAAGGATGGCTTAACGTTATTGGTGCCGCCCTTAAAAGCGTTCGCGGAGGCTGTGGCAAATCTCGCGGTTACGATTACGGGGATTAAGAGTTTGCCGGACCTCGTCACGGAGGTCAATAACGACATAAAGTCTCTAACGGCTCTTTTCAAATTCTTCTCGGATCTTATGGCGGGGAATTGGACTGCGCTTCCGGGAGATTTAGGGGCGGTCATTTCGTCGGGTGGTTCTGGCGGCTCCGGAGCTACTGGTAACCTATCGAGCGTAGGGACAACGGTTGCGCCCTTTGATATACGAAATCCAAGCCCAACGGCTTTGCAGGCGGGGATAAACGGCCTGCTTCCGAACTTCTCGAATCTCTATGGTTCGGGCGGTGCCGGTGCCGGTCCGGGTGGCGTAAAGATGACCCATTACGGGTATCCTGGCGATCCATCTCCCGATTCGAATAGTAAACGCGGAATTGGCGACCACGATAATCGCCTCACGGCTCTTCAGTCCGCGGCATTAACGGCTTCGGAGCGGCTCGCGGTTTTCGGAGTAACCGGGCACAGTACGGGTCGACAGATACCGGGCACTAATTACATCGATGACGATACCGCTCCGGAAAGTGACCGTCGCATCGATGTCTATGATCCGCAGAACGTCTTAAAATTTGCTAGAGGCGGTTTCGTAAATCGTCCTACGCTCGGTATGCTCGGCGAGGCTGGCGAGGAGGTAGTAGTACCGCTCTCGGGCGATAGAAATCGCTCCTGGGGGCTCCTGGGAGCTGCGATGGGGCGTTTAGGAGTTCGCGGAGCCGGAGGCGGTCACGTTATCCACTTCGGCGGATTCAATATCAACGTTTCCGGAGCGACCGAGAGCAACGCAGGCGAACTAGCGACCTCCATCGGAGAAATGGCGATGGAGTATATCCGAGATCAAATCTCCACCGAACGGAGTCGGCTCCTTCCGGTTTAAAATATGGCGACGATCATTAAACAGATTCAAACGATTTCCGGGGATACTTTCGACATTATCGCGCAGAGAGAATACGGAAATTGCACGCTCATCGGTCCGCTAATCGATGCGAATCTAGATTACGCGAACGTTATGTTCTTCGACCAGGGCGTAACGATAAACATCCCCGAGGTTACGATTGCTCCGGCCCAAATCGCGGGTCCACCTTGGAGTCCGGTTTTCGTTTCCTAGAAACCTGCCGCGTGGGCGTTAGCTGTCGCGTTTGCGAGTTCCTGCGCCGAAGCCTGGTGCACGCCGATTACGTTAGAGTTCGAGCTACCGCTAGAAGCGCCATAAGTGGTCGTATAATTTAAGCACCGTTGTAGCGTCACCGTCGTTGTACTTCCCGCGCTTCGCGTTACCGTATGCGTTACTTGGACGACGATACATTTCCCGTCGATGATCGTACCGAATCCGGAAAGCTGGTAATTTTGACCGGAACGGATAGAAAGTGAGAGCGGGAGAAGTAAGCGGATTACGTTTCCTTTCCGGTTCTTTTTATGTAGCTCCGACTTCGCCACATTATTCATTTGCGGCGTCTGCGTTTGGGACTTTTGACCCGAGTCTGGGTCTACGAAAGCGGTGTCGGATTGTGGAGTGGGATTAGTCAAGATAGTTTTGGTTCGGTTGAAAAGTTTTAGTGTGGACCTTATCCGTCGGCGGAGCATCCGGATCTTGAAACGTCCCAACGTGATTTCTACCCGTCGCGGCGTTCATCGCGGAGATTTGAGAGGCGGCATAAACATCTTCTAAGTTATAATCGTAGTCCCAATCTAGTAGCCCACCCACTCCGTTTAGTCCCCCCGGCTCGGTAATCGTCGCGACGACGGGAGCCGCTTCTAAAGCGATCCTATCGAAAACATAGATTTGCCCGTTTTGCACTTTATAGTCCAGACCATTCGCGTCGCAATTCCGCTTTAATAACACGAAATCGCTCTCGTTTACTTGATCGCTTCGGGTAATGGGGAAATCGGTAGCCGTGTACTTCGGCGTCATTCCGTTTCGCGCCGCAATTTGGGAAGTTAACTGGCTTAAGGTGGTCGCGGAATAGCCTTGGCTCTTCCCCGCTAATCGAGCGGACTTCGACACCGGGCAAGAGTTCGCTTTAATGCTTACTCTCGCTCCCGCTTTAACGTCACGTTTTACTTTAATTCTATCGATCTCGAAGCTTCCATAGTTTCCAGTCAACGTCTGTCCGCCGATGGTAGCTTTAATTGAGAGAGTTATCGGATTGCCGCCTTGAAAGACTTGTACTTTCCGAAAACGTCCGTCCGGATCTTCAAGATTAATTTCGACGGAATCGGATTTACTGTCGATAGTGTCCGTGTATTTTAGCGAGTTTAAACTCGCCATAATCGTCGCCGTAATGTCTGTGCCGTTGTAGCCGACAACCGGAGACGCGACAATCACAGGATTAGTAAAAGGGGAACTCATAAAATTAGCACTCGTTCGTCGACAAGCCGTCGGAATTTGTCATGTGCGGTTCGGCTGTCGGAGCGGCTTGACTCGTCGCCGCAAAGAAGTCCGCTTTTAAGGTTGCGCCGGCAGGAAGAGTAACGTTTCCGTTCGGATCTATCGTGACCTTGTTTACGACTACGTTCGCAGAACTAGTTATGGTAATCTGGCCCTGGGCGTTAATCGTAATCGTCGAAGCCGTCGAGGTTAACGAAATCGCATTTTGAAATTGCAGCGCGGCGGACGATGCTGTACCCGACATCCAAAGCCTAGAGGCTTGCGGGTCATAATCGAATATCGTTCCGTCAGCCCACGAGATATTTAACGAATCGATGCTTTGCGTATTCGGTCCGGAGAGATTCGTCGTGTAGTGCGCGCCCTCGCAGATTCCGGTTTCTATCGCGCCGCTCGGATGGGAGCATTGTACGGTTTCGTTAAGTCTTGGTAGGTGGTAGACCTTTACTCCGGTGCAAGACGTTACGCGGACGGGTAACCACCCGGAAGTTAACCCACGGTCCGGATAATAAACTTGTACCGAGGGAAAGGGAGTCTGGCGTCTGGCTACGACTACGCCAATACGAAAGACATTCCCTAAGCGGGTATCTCCGTTGGCTGTCCCATAATCGTGTTCGTCGAACATCGCTCGGTAATTACCCGAGTGCTACTAGCAAGCTTTGGTCCTCTCATTTTTATCCCTGGTAAGGAAACGGCGTTTACCTACAAGAATTTGTCTAAAGCAAATACTGTGGTTTACGCGCAGCACGAGATTTTACAGGGCGTTCCACTCATCGAGTTTACAGGCTATAAGCTAATCACGGTGAATATGACCTGCAATTTCGTTGCCGGTTGGACGCTTGATCCGAGCCTGGCCGTTTTAGCTTTCGAGACGGCGCAAGCGAATCCGGTAGCGATGCCGCTAATCTTAGGAACGACTCCCATCGGACGCGGGCTTATTAGCTCCTTTGTAATTCAAGAAGTCCAAAGCAAATTCACCCGTTTCGGTACGGACGGCTCGCCAATCGAAGCCACCGTAGATGTTAAATTTTTAGAGGCTGGATCGATCCTCCCGAGCTTAGGGCAACTCGCCAGTTCGATTCTCGGCGGAGCGGGAATAAGCGTAGGCGCTAGTCTAGGTCCGGTAAGCGTAGGCGCGAGTATCGGAGTCTAATTCCGCGCGGGTAATTAAGGGGAAGTGAGCCTCTCTAATTTCCCCAACTCCATCGATAACTTTCCCGATCCAGCGGCAGGACAGTTATTCGATGATCCGGTAAATCCGCACAACCTAATCGAAGGACGGCAAAACGATGCTATTGAGGCCATAGAAACGGTTCTCGGAGTCACCGGAAGCGTTGTCCCGGGAACGGTTGTCAATGACCTAGCAGCGATTAACGCGGTTATTCCCTTACCCGCTCCGGGGAATCCTCTTTATTATCTCGCCAGTAACGGAACGTGGAGCATCCCCTCGGTTTCCGGCTCCGGCTCTACTAGCGCAGCGGTCGACGGGAGTATAACATCCGCTCCGTTTTTGATTCCTGCGGTAGGCTCGACGGTTCCGGTAAGTTTCGCGAATGCGAAAGGCTTTCTTGCGGGGCAAACTTTAGCTTTCCTCGATTCGAGTTACAACTTTGTCTATCTCGAAGTAACCCAGGTCAATTCGACAACTTCCGCTACATTAATAAATCGCGGTTATCCGAAAGCGGGAAGCGGCATCGGTTCTAGCGCTATCGCCTACGTTTCTAGTCCGGGAATCGCCACCGCAACTTCTCCCGGTTTACTTCCGCTGCCGCCGAATAATACAACCACCTTTTTACGCGGGGATGCGACTTTCGATGTTCCGCCAACGGTTACGACCGGTGCCCCTGGTTATGCGCCTACGCTACCGAGTTCGACCGTAGAGTTCTTACGCGGCGATGGCTCTTGGGCCATGATTCCGCCAGTATCGAGTGGCGCAGCCGGTCTCGCTCCGGAGTTTCCGAATAATACAACTACTTTCCTACGCGGAGATGGTACTTATGCGGCGGTTCCGACGGCAACGGCTACGGCTGGCGGGCTCCTTCCGCTTCCGCCGAATAATACAACCACTTTCTTGCGCGGAGATGCGACGTTTGTCGCGGTACCAGCTCCAGCGGTCGCCACCGCTACTAGCTCCGGACTCGTTCCGACTCCTCCGAATAATACAACCACTTTCTTACGTGGAGATGCTACCTTTGCGGCCGTACCGGCTCCTGCCGTTGCGACGGCGACCAGTTCCGGTTTAGTTCCTACTCCTCCGAATAACACGACTACGTTTTTACGCGGAGACGCAACGTTTTCCTCGCCTGCGCTTTCTACCGATTTAGGTAGCGTCAGTACAAACCAAACTGTGAGCTGTCTAGGTTTTACCCACGTGTCGATTGGGCTTAAGATTACGGGTAACGTTACCCTATCGTTATCTAATCTCGCGCTAGGTACGTTCGTTTCCATTTATTGTTTGACGGCGGGGAACACTATTACGGTCGCGGCGAGCGATCCATCGAGTAACGCTTACACGGTTCACTTTACCATTGAAGGCGGGAACAACGGTGCCTCTGACTCGGACGATACGTTAGTCGCTGGCGTCGGCAGCGCTTTACAGGCCAACGGAACTAAGATTTTACATCTACAGGAAACATACTTCTAAAATATGGCCTCTGGCTTTTTCAATCAGCCCGCTCCGTTTAACTGGCCTGGGGTTCTGTTTAACGATCCGCAAGGGTCAGTAGCGGGGGAAGCACAGCTCGGAATCGGCGTAGTGCTTACGATCTACGTAAACGGAAAGCCGCTTACCTTTAATAGTCCGGGAGTCACCCTGCTTAATCCCACCCCGGGGAGCTTCCAGGAGGCGGTGCAGCGCGTTTTTAATGTCCTACTCGTACCGTTAGGCTCGCAGATTCTCGGGCGCACCTACGGGCTCGATACGAGCTGGCTAGACAAGCCGTATAATCGTCAGAGGCAAGCCGCAATCGCGGCAACCGTAAACGCGATTCAAAATTGGGTCCCTAACGTCAAGATAAAGAGCGTGGATCTAGTTCCGATTAATAACGGCATCTTCAACGGTAGCGCACTAAACGTCACGCTCTTATTCGTTCCGCCGAACACGGCAAATAATGCGGTATTCGGTCCGCCTGGCGGAACATTACTCACGACGGTAGACATAAACTCCTCTGGCGTGCCCGCAGTTCTCCAAGAGACGCTAACGATGTAGGGAAAGTATTTACGGAGCGATGAGTTCGAGCAGCGCTCCATTTTCCAATATTACACCGTTCGCCCCACTGCCGACGGACGCCAATAATTTGTTATCTGAGGCGGTCACGCTCTATCAAACAAACTGGCTCGCTAATACCGGACAAGCCATCGTCTTAACGCAAAGCGATCCCCGCTACCAGCAGCTCCAAACGATTTGCGCTTTCGTCGCGAATTTATTCGGTATGTCGAATCTGGCGTACAACCAGAACTTTCTCCCCTTAGCCCAAGGCGCATTTCTCGACGGTCTCGTTGCTCTACTCGGTCCGAACGCTACCCGGCTCGAGGAGTCCTACGCAACCGTTACCTTGCAGTTTTCTTTATCTGCCGTACAAGCGACGCCGCAAACGGTTCCCGCTGGTACGTCCGTCGCCGTTACCGGAAATAGCGCACTCTCTTTCGCTACCACGGCGGATTTAACGATCCCAGCCGGTCAACTATCGGCGACCGCGACCGCGACTTGTAACCAAATCGGGAGCATCGGTAACGGATTCGTGGCGGGGCAAATCGCGTCGCTACAGAATTGGGCGCAGCCTTTTCTCGTCGCGGCAGTCAATACGAATACCAGTGAGGGCGGAGCGAACACCGAAACGGATTCGGCAATGCAAAATCGCGACTTTTTCGTGACCGAAACTTATACGACGGGCGGAAGTTACGGAAGCTATACCGAGCTAACCTTGGCTGCTAATCCGGCGATTCAAGGCTGTACGGTTGTCGGTCCGGAAAGCGATTTAGTGTTCCCAGCGATAAACGTCAGTATTAACGCGGGCTCGAATCCGGGTCAGATTCCGAACGACTTAGCGGGAACGGAGATTACTCCGGGACAAGTCTACATCACCGTTTTAATGGATGGCGGGGCAATGCCAACGCCAGCGATTTGTTCCGAAGTCTGGAACAACGTTACGCCGTTTAATCCGTTAACCGATCAAGTTTTCGTCAACGGTCCGGAGAAAATCCTTTTTCCGACGAACGTCTCTTTTTACATCGATTCGGAGAACGTAGCGAACGAGACGACGACCATCGCAAACGTAACCGCGGCAGTAAATAATTGGGTTTCGAATACGTCGCAGAAGCTAGGCCGATCTATCGATCCCACTTCGCTAATCGGGCAAATGTACGCTCAAGGAGCGAGCCGAGTTGTGTTAACCGGGATGAGTTACCAAGCGGTCCAACCTTGGCAGTTAGGAAGCGGAAACGGCTCCGTCACTATCGTCTATAACGGATTGGAGAACGACAACTTAAACTAATATGTCTTTCGCTCCAATCCAACTGGCGGCGCAGTTCGCCCAAATCGCATCGAACTATAATAGTGGATCCTCGGATAGTATCTCGGCTCCTTTTGCTAGCCCAATCCCGGCGGGAACTCCGATCCCAGTTTTTGTAACTTATAAAGGAGTGGCTACTCCGACCGTTACGGATAGCGAAGGAAACACTTATAATCTCGTAGAAAGCGAACTATTAACGGTTTCCGAAAACTGTTATATCGGCTATTTCCTTTGCTCTAGCGGCAGGCAACCGGTTAGTCCGAACCTACTAACGGTTAGTGTAAACACCAGTGTAAATGTAACCGCGTTATTTGTTGTCGCGCTGCAACCTCAATATTACTCGGCGAATACTACTTTCGATTTAGGAAGTATTCACGGCAATACTTCATCGGGAACGACCAGCGATCCGACAATCACTACCACTCTAGCGAATACAGACGAAACGCTATTGGTAATGGTATATGGGGGTGCCGGAGGCGGTTCTGTAACCGCGCAAACCGGCTGGACTAATCTCGCAAGTAACGCCAACGGAGCGATGCTTGTTTCCAAAGTGGTTACCACTAGCGGCTCTTATGTCGCCCAGCCTTGCGTTTATCCCGGAACGCCTCCCGTCACGATGGTCTGTGTGGCGATGATTAGCGGTTACGCTCCGATTGGCTTAACCACTGGTTCCAATGGTAAACTCCTACCCCAAGGAGAAACCGAATTGCGTAACTTCGGGGATACAATCTCCGCCATGCAGGCGAGCGTTTCCTGGGGTTATCCTTTTTGTACCGGCGTAACCTTACGGGTAAATTGGAGTGACCTACAACCTAATCCCCCAACCGGAAATGCCGAAGTCGATTTTGAGTGGGCCTATATCGATGCGGCTCTCGCGCAAGCGCAAAGCTACGGAAAAATCATCGGCTTGATACTCGGACTCGGAGAGTCAGCGCCGTCTTGGGTGCTAAGCTCCGGGTGTACGCTTTTTTATATTAGTACCGATGAAGCCTACGTCCCTGCGCCTTGGGACCAGTACTATCAAGTACAGCTTACCTACTTAGTAAACGCCATAGCTCAACGTTACGACAATAATCCGAATCTCGCCTACGTAACTATGTCCGGATTTGGATGGCACGACGGGATGGCCTTCTGCCGCTCGACGGCGGATAACAACGCGCTTTACGCGACGACGTATAACGGCGTAACCGGACTACAACTGCTTCAAAACGCTTTCGAAGCGATTTGCCTCATCTATCTAACCGCGTTTCAAAAGACACGTTTAGAGTTAATTTTTTACAGCCCGATTAATCCGGATAATTACACGACGCAACCGACCGTCGTGCCTTGGGTACAATGGCTCCTTGGCGTTGGGGGATCGCAGGTCGGGATAGATTGGCATAATCTTGGCACGGCGTCGTGGTTCGATACGGGAAACGAATCCGATAACTTTGTCCCCTACGGATTAATCCAAGAATATAGCGTTACGAATTTGAATGGGGTTCAACCAGAACACGCGACTTCAAGCGATATTCCGAACCTCATTATTGCCGCTTCTTCTATCGGGGCAAGTTTCCTCGAGACCTATATCGGGCAGCTCGAATACGATACAAGCACTTTCGGAGTTAACTGGCAAGGCACCGCGGCGATGCTAAATTTCGTCGCCGAATTTTGGAAACCGTTTACACCCTATACTCCTCCGCTACCGCCTCCGGCTCCAACGCCAATACCTTCTTTTATCCCTGCTAATCCCATCGCGGCGCCAATTATTAATCCAGGCGTGAGTCTGGAATCGATTCCCGGTGGATCGCTAGTCGATTATCTCAATCCGCTTCTGCAACAAGATGCGGCGTCCGTTACTTTAATGCAGACGCTAGACGAGTTGTTTTCGCAGATGGTGGATTTAATTCCGCTAAACACGATCTACGCGAATCTCCCGAACCAACCGGAAGCGGTTTTAGACTTTCTTGCGGTGTATTGTTTTAATACCGATTTTTACGATTACTCTTTATCCTACGCGCAGAAGCTTTGGTTGGTCCAAAACTGTATTCTCTTTAAAGAGATCAAGGGCACGAAGGCAGTTTTGGAAATGGTTATTTCGAACCTCTACGCTAACGCCAAAGTTATCCAGTGGTTCGAACCGGGCTTCTCAGTTAACGGCTCCCCGCCCGTCGTGCCTTACACGTTCCGCCTAAATATCGGCGGAGACCTTACTAACCAAACCTTGCTTAATAAGATCAACGCTCTCGTTTTAGCGTACAAGAATGTAAGAAGTCTTTGCGTAACGATTAATCCGATTTCGTTCGGCAATACAACCAATTACGTTGGGGTCGCAGCTAGCTGTTACCGCAAGTACATCGTGTGGTCGTCTTAGCCCGGTAATTACCAGGTGAATGGCTAATTTCAACTTAACGGTCACGAACGTCGGGGATTCCGCGCTTTCGAGCGTTACCGCTGGTGGATCCTTTAATATCACCGGAGTTTCCTTTGGTAGCGGTCAAATCGGTTCGGGTAATCCGCAAGCCCTCACCGCCTTAATTAATCCGCAATATTCCGAGAATATTCAAAACGCGAATGTGCTAGTCCAATTTCAAACGAGCATCGAGTTTATTCTGGCTGAGTCCGCGATTCCGGTAAGCTTCTCTAACTATGAAGTCGGCGTTTTTGCGAGCGTTAATGGTGGTTCCCCGCTTCTGTTCGCTTATGGCTATACGACTTTACCCGACAATTTAACGGCGGGCGGAACTCAAACCTTTGATTATGTCCTTGGGATTAAGTATAGCCAAACGGCGCAAGTCACGGTTTCCCTTGTTAATACGATGTCGGTTCCGCTTCACGCGGCAACTCACATCTTAGGAGCTTCTGGACCTGGAGGGGGAATCGACCCGCTTCCCGTCGCGACTTCCTTGCTTCCCGGTCTCGTCCCAACGTCAACGAATACAGGGGCGAAAGTCTTAACCGATACCGGAACCGTAAGCTGGCAAGCTCTCCCGGCGCAAAACATCGGTTCCCCGATTTTAGTAAATGGAGACTTCTCCGTTCAAAGCCGTTCGGATGGTACCCTCGGCGGGTCAATCTCCGGAGGCGCAGCTTATCTTCTCGATAACTGGTATCTCAATAGTTCCGCTAGCATACCGCACGTTAGCGCGACGTGGAACGAATGGGACGGAACTTTTACGCCAGACGCGGTTTTTAAAAACCCGAAAGGCTTCGTTCGCTTTTCCTCTACCCAAGCCGTTTCTACTAGCTCTTTCCTCGATTTAAACACCTACATCGAAGCGAACGATTTAGACACGGCAATCGGTTACGCCTGCGTGCCTTCGACTTTAATTCGCTGTTCGACCGCCAACCAGAGTTTACTTATGTATTGCCAAAGTGGTGATGGGACTTTCCTCTTCGGAAATCTCGTTACGCTTAGTAGCTCTTGGCAACGGTTCTCCTTTTCGCTTCCGTCCTCTTGGCCCGCCTTTAGTCATTTTAACCGCGATACTCTCGCGGATCTCGCGAAGCTTGGGTTGACGCTCTCCTTCCGGATTATTTCGACGAGTAGCGGGAGCGTACCGGCGAGCAATAACACGTGGACGACATCGACAACGAGCGGCTCCGCGTGGAATCCGTTTACGGGTAGCGGCTCGACTTTCGACATCGCCGATGTCCGTTTCGACGCAAATTGTAGTTCCGTTCAAAATCCGATTTTCGAGCCGCAACAAAATACGTATGACCGATGCTTACGACTCTACGAGCCGAACATTACCTACGTCGGCATCATCAACAATCTTGTCGGAGGCACGACCACCTCGATTGGGAGCGGAAATTACCGGGTGGCAAAACGCATCCTTCCGAAAAACTTCACAGCTAGCAGCGGTCTCGGTAACGGAACGTTACAAATCTTGGGACAAGATAGTGGTCGCACGATTACGGGTATTGGTACGGGCGGAAATCTTCTTGGCTTTAACCAGATTCAAGCCGGTGGCTATTCGGAAGATGTCGGCAACGGCTGCTATGCTTTAGTAAACGCGGACTCTTCTTTCTAGTGGCTAACACGGTTTACACTACTTTTAAAACCGCGCTGCTAGACGGAACGATAAACCTAGCCACGGCCAATCTTTGGGCGTTAATTTCTACTTCCGGTTACACGCCGAACTACGCGACGGATAGCTTTGTATCCGTCATCGCTCCGATTTTATCGAGGGTTGCGCTAACCGGAATAACCGTTTCGAACGGCTCGCTCTTCGCGAACGACCCAACGTTTCCCGCCGTGAATTCGGGCAGCGTAGTAACGCAAGTTATCGTCTATATAAATTCCGGTTCGGACGCTACTTCCCAATTAATCTGCACTTTCAATCAAGCGTGCCCCGGATTACCCGTCGCAACTAACGATGGAAATATAGAGGTGCAATGGGTAGGCGAAATCTTCTCTCTCTAAAGAGTATTTAAACGCGATGGCTGATATTGAAATTGTAAACGAACCGGCTCCGGAGCCTAAGCGTGGACCTTGGGTTAACGCAGGCGGACGTGGACGAATGGAATGTACCGTCCGTTT